ATTATATATACACTTAATTTTGCTAACCAATCTAACGTAATATAAACAAAATAAGAAAAAACAACACATGCATTATAATTTTTTGCTCCATAATAACCAGATACTGCTAATAATGTAGTAATTAAAAAATATGGGTTATAAATAGAATATAATATGCTAAAAAAAATATCAATTCCGGTTAAAATCATTACCGTTTTACGAAGACTATAACATTCAATCTGGTCATTCGAAATTTCTGTTGAACTGAATGTTGTTGTATAATTTGGTGTGATAGGTATAGCTCTTGCAGCACCAGAAGGAATAGATGTGTCATGTATAATTGTTCCTGTTACAGGAACTGCATCTACGGGTACAGAAGTTTTGGTAGTATAATTAGACATTTAAATTATTGTGATTGTAAATGTTTAAATTACTTTTATATATTTTTTTCCGACGTGTATACAAATGACTAGACATTGTTGTAATTCAAAATCTAATTGTGTGTGTTGTAATAAAACTAGAATAAAAGCATCGTGGGATAATTGTTTAGACAATAAAGATGTTTCTAATAATAAATTATGTACGAAACCTGTGAAACTCCCTACCGATTCTACAATACAACCAGCACCATCACAACATTCAACAAAATATAGACAGGCACAGATGGTTAAAAATCCAGGATACACAGTTAATGGTAGATGGACTAGAGCAAAATGGAACAAAAAAACCAAAACCTATACAATACTAGGTGGTAGAAGATAATATATGTATAATATAATGACTATAGATATATCAAATTGTCCAGCAAAACAAGGGTTTTTACCAAATGATGCCTCTGGGTGTCATTGCTATTATACAAACCAAAGAAAAGGTATTATTGATGTAAGTGCAGCAACGCCTTACAATACAACCTACTATAAAACCAGTGATTGTTGTCATGGTTACGTTAGGTCTAGAGACCCAACTACATTCCCACAAGGATTCCCAATAAATCAAAGAGGAAGATGGAATTATAATACCACCAATACAAAATTGTATAGACCGAATGGTTTATTAGTTACAACTAATAATATAACAGCGAGACAAAGTGGTAATCTATTTCCGAATACACACCGCAGGGGCAAAAAAAAGTTATTTTCATATCTCTCTAGACATAGAGTTTTTTTAAATAGATAATATATTTGTTGTATTTGCAAATATATTAATAGGTTTCGAGTAATTCCAAGTCTTCTAATCTCCAATATTCAGTTCCTCCATTAGGAACATCATTCAGATATGTCATAAACACAAGATGTCTGGCGATTTGTGATAGATGTGAGTTAGATCTTTCGCAATGCCATACTTTGAATCCACCACCTTTAGGATACCATTGGATCTGCATATCATCCTTAATACTAAAGCTAGAGAACTCAGCAAAGGGGAAGATTTTAGTATAGTCACCAATAACACCCCACAGTTCTTTATAGTATTGCTCTACAGTAGGATGCATATAACCAGGTGGAATACATACATCCATCGACTCTTTGACCTCAGGATTTACCTCATCAGGGCATATGTATGACCCAGACATTCCATGGACTTTCCATAGATTTATCTCGTCAGATTTATGCCACATCTCTGTTAACTTGTCACAAATATCATGTGACACATTACCAACATAGATGAAATCTGTTGTTGGTCTACATATCTTGCCACGATTGATTGCTAGATCTGTCATAGGATTGGATAATAACTACGGTCAATTTGTTGTTGCGAATCGGAGAATCTTGACCAGCAAGGAATACTCATCGACAGTCTTCTTCCCTTAGGATATGCACAATGATATGCACGGGATGGAATATATAGCGCGTCTCCAGGTTCTAGAGTTACATGTAACTCAACCTCTAGATCTTCTTCTCTTACCTCACCAGCAGCACCAATAGGTAATAGATTAGAACAACGGTTCTTGAATACTTTCCACTCAGTTTTCCCCTGTACTTGAATGATAAAGTTGCTAGGATAGTCATCATGAATCTTAAATGATTCCGATCCTTCTTTACCACCATACAGATGGATTGCAGAATTTACATTAAAACAAGTCTCAAACAAACGCAAGAGTTCTTGTGTCTGTCTATTGCGAAATCCATAGTTAGTTATGATAAATGTATGACCATGACTGATCTGATCACATAACTGCGAATGATCTTGCACAGTCTTCCAATTTACCCATGCTTTTGTGTATCTATCAATAGGAACTTTGTTGTTCTTATGATCAATAATCTCAAACTCATACTGTGCTGGATTATTCATACAATCCTCAACATCTCTCCATGATGCATACTCACATGCATTTGGCAGCAGTTGTTTGAAATGATGTGCATTATCTTCTAGAGCAAAATTACACTCATTTACCAGTCTTTGTCCTAAACTAATCATACATTTACCAACCCAATATTAAATGCGACAGAGATACGATCCTCATCACAATCTCCTGCCTCTACAGAATGAACTAAGTTTGCTGGGAATACCACCAACCTACCTGTTTTTGGTTTATATTTAACCATGCCTCCAGACAGAGGAGTGTATTCTTTAACGGGAGCATGACTCTCAACAATAAATTGATCATTAAAGTTCCTATAGAAGATTAAGTCACCACAATTCTCAGGAGCAGATACAAAATATACACCAGAAAGATACGCTCCATGGTGTATGTGTGCCATGTTAATATCGCCTCGCTTGTTTATATTTGCCCAGGCATTTCCAAAGGTAAATGCTTTACCCTTGGTATTGAACCCATAATCAACAGTAGTCCTATCAAGTAAAGGAAATACAGTATCACGAAGTTCAGCAACATCATTGCCATTGATCTCCTGAGACTGCCAACCTCCACGGTTACTAATATCTCTACCACGAGAATCTTTCTCTCTCATGTCATAGATCTGCTTCATCAATCCTTCCCTGTCGATATTAATATCTGCCCACCAAACTGGTGTTGGAAAGTAAAGGTCTAAGTTCAACATAATGCGATAGGAATAAAACTAAAGTTGTCAGAGATCATGTCTTTCATTTGTACATCAAACCCAAGAGTGATGCGTTCATCATCATAATCCTCCTTCACTTCTACATGATGATATATTCTACCAGGTCCGAGATAAACTTGCAAGGGTTTATTTTCAATACGCCAAAGTTCTGACCCATTCTCACCATCAGTGAAAACAGTATCAGATTTGTGATTAGTTAGCGTGATATATCCATGCAAAGGAAAATCATGGCAATGTGACTTCAATACTTCTTCTTGCTTGTGAAAGTTGATCCATGATTGTAACCATACCTGCTCATCAGGCAGACCATTTATCTCAACATAATCTCTAACACAATCTACAACCTGAGTGTACAGATTGTATACCTCTTGTTGACATGATGCGATAGTGAAAAAGTTATACAAATAGTAAAACTCTGTTGCAAACTCTCGACCACCAAAAAGATGTTCAAACTTTGCAACAGAGAGTTTTACATATTCAATTAACTTATCCTGATCTAGATTATTCAGTTGGTATACATTGTGTTTCATTGAGTTACTGCAAATGTGTGTGACCAAGAGAAGTCTACTTTGTCACTAATAAAAGGAGCATGTGGTGTGCTTGGTTCATACAATGTGATTGTACCTTTCTGTGCTGGGATAACAGCAAGACGCTCAAATCCCCAGTATTGTTCCTCTTCTTCTGTAAGATTATTCCAGTGAGAAAGTCTTTTCTTATTAGCAGATCGGTACTTACATTCTTCATACAAATAATGTTCTGGATCTACTTGATAATCAAAGAACATTTCACCATTAGGAAACTCAGTATGCTTACCATGGTATTTGTATATAATTGTACCACGATCTTCAGGGTTATGGTCAGTTAACCATAAGTTACCAATCATACCTCTTGGACCATCACAATGTGGCAGTCTAAAGTAATCCCACGGGCGACATTCTTCCTTGAAGTATAAGTTACCCCACTCACCTAAGTTTGCTGGATTACCAATCAAGAAGTAATCTTTTATCAGTACACATAACTGAACCACCGCCCATTCAGGGAGATGAATTGTAGCAAATGGATTGCCATGATCACAGTGATCATAGTTAGTGTCAGCACATATTGGGAATGACTTAACTACATCCATGAATAGATCTAATCCATCACCTGTAAATGGATTATCTGCCACCCAATACTTCACACCATAATCAAGTTCTACTTCTTCTACATTCCATTCAATAGGACTCTTTACACTTACAACTTGATTGAAAGAGTCCCTATCAGGAATACACCTAGTGAATCCTAAACTTGTTTTCGACATCACATTTCAGCAATCTAGAGTTAATATTATATGTCATGCAGATTCTTTCACCACCAACACCATTTTCCTGTGTGCGATGATTCAACCAACCAGGGAAGATTAATACATCCCCAGACACCGCTTCTACAGGTTGCCAGATAGTGTGCTCTGCATTATATGGGTATCCAGTCTTATGATACTCCAAAGGATCACGGAACTCAATAAACCCCTGACCAGGTTCATTCTTGATGTAAGATGCAACAACTAACTCAACACCATTGTGTGTATGCTCTAGAGTTTTAGCACCTAAACCATGACGGTTAAACCATGATTTGCTAATCTCACTCTCAGCACCAAGATAACCAAATTGATCCCACACCCACTTAACTCTATGACCTAAGAACTCATGAAAATCTCTCATGTATGGTTGTTCATGAGGTTGCAATTGATAGTCATGAATACCAACTCTAACTGTAGAGTATGCTTCATCACCATCTTCTACAATAGTCATATCAGATTTTGTTGCCCAATGATCAGACAAGACCTTAAATGTCTCATAGATCTGATCAAAGTATGGAGTGAAATCGTAATGGAATTTATATATGTATGGGGTCCACAGTTGTAGACCCTCACCTTCCATATTTAATGCCATATCAACCCAGGTTACATTCAGTCTTTGCTAATTCTAGTGCTTCAACTCCACCCTGAAGTTTTACAATCAGTTCGTAAAGTTCTTGACGCTCAGCAAAATCAATCGTGGTAATACCATATGGGTTCAACTTAGTGTCAGCAAACTGCTTCTCAAGTTCATCCTTTTTAACTGTTGCTTCTTGTGCTTGAGCACGAAGATTAGTGATCAATTCATCAATGGTCATAATACTCTCCAGGTGTGTTTTATTTAGTCTTGTAGATTTCGTCTCTCAAGAACTCATAGTGGGTGGGAAGAGACTTCACATATTCTATCATATCTTTCTTATATTGCAAGAAACTCTCTCTAACATCATCCATCCAGTCTTGTTCCCATCCATTTTGATCAAAGTCTGCATCCATGAGATCTTTAGTTGGTGTGGTTTTATATCCCATACCAGCAGCAATATAGACCATACCATTCATATTATAATGCCAGTTTCTACCAGCAATAGTATCAGTCTGCCAATCAATCAGAGTCTTATGTTTTGGTGTATGTGGACTCTTTGCTTCAGGCAGATATTCACAGATATCAGTAACATATCTCCAGTAAGGCGTATCATCCCTCATAGAATATGCATAATGCATAGCAATAAAGTCAGAGAATGAATCAATAGTATATTCGACTGTGTAATTATATCCTGCGATATCAGTGCTAGTTACACGACCATCACGCTGACTGAGTACACTTGCCAACCAAATTGCATTCTCATGTGTAGTCAGCAGACCTGTAGATTCGAGAGGTTCAAGGAAACCATAAGACAGACCAATACCAACTACATTCTTATACCAAGCAGTTCTTCTTCTACCATGTTTGATATCAATATGGAAGAACTCAGCATCTTTTCCACGCTCACCTAGGTGCTCAATAAACTCTTCCTTTGCTTCTTCTTTAGTGCAGAATCTAGATGAATAGCAATAACCTGTACCAATACGATTCCACAGAGGAATATTCCATGCCCAACCATTCTTCATAGCGTGACAGTCAGTCACATTATGCATCTCTTCTTCTCTATTCTCATAGGGAATACGACATGCCCAAGCAGAATCATTAGCGAGTTTTTTATCATATGAGATATACTCCTGCCCCATGTAACCTTCCAGAAGCATAGACTTAAATCCAGTGCAATCAATATACAAATCTGCAAAGATAGCACTCTCATAATCCATAATGATGTATCTAATCGTAGGATCATTTACTGATTCTTTTTGAAAACCAGTAACCTTACCTGTAAGGACTTTAACACCATTAGGGATTGCAATATTATCTCTCAAATACTGACCAAACAGATCAGCATCTAAATGATATGCCGTATCATAGTTAAAATTAAACGATCTCAGTCTTCCATCTTCATTTCTTGTCTGACGATTATACTCTGCTAAGAAAGTATTATCTGTCCAGAACTGAGAAAATGTTTCTATTGGAAAATTCTCTGGATCTTGTAATGCAAATTGACTCCAAGTATTGAGACCATTGGGAGCAAATTGCTGATCCCATTTAGTTGTAAAAGGATACTCAAACTTTTCACCCTTTCCTTCTCTGAAGTTAGTGAAACGGATAGAATTCTTATATGTTGCATTACATGCAGGCATCCAATCTTCATCCTTCAAATCAAGAAGTTTGAGGAATAGATTAAAGTGACCAAGCGTAGATTCTCCTACACCAACAGGTTTTCCATCAGGATCTTCAATGATTGCAATTTCAAGATGTGGGCACATCTTGCTCAAGAGAGCAGCAGTCATCCATCCAGATGATCCTGTTCCTACAATAACAACACTTTCAACTTTCATAATAGTCTACTGCGTATGGAAATGATTCAATTAATTTGTCGTATTTTCTATAGTCCGACAATTCTATGTATGCATCAGTATTGACCTTCCCTTTTTGTTCAAGAAGTCTTACTGTTACTGGATTAAATGGGTTCCAATTATGACCCGCCATAATATAGATTATACCATTATATCCGTTTACTGTCCATTGCTCAAGATCAAATTTCTTCATAGCAAATGCTTCATATCCTTCGGTCAAATACTTCCAATAAGGCGTATCGTTCCGTGCAGACATACCATAATGCATAAACACAAACTGAGCAAATTTTTGAAATCCTGATCTAGTTTCTGCATTAAAAGAAGTAATGTCCATGTTAGTTACATGCCCCTGACCAATAATCTGACATGCTTTTATTAACCAGTCATGAATACTTAATAAACCATTTGATTCCAGAGGTTCAATAAATCCACCAGATAATCCTATAGCAAGAACATTTTTATTCCATGGTTTGCATGACAATCCTGTCTTGAATTTAATATTCCTGAACTCACATAATGGTTCAACATCACCCAGATGTTCTTTGAACTCTGCTAGTGCATCTTCATCACTAATGAACTTTGTACTGTAATTATATCCTGTACCCATGCGATTCTGCAAACATACTCTCCAGACCCATCCTGCATCTAATGCAGTGCAATTAGTATAGGTCTTCATCTCCTCTTTCTTATTTGTGTACGGGAGTCTAACTGCCCATGCACTATCATTGGGGAGCATGTCATCAAACTTATCCCAACCAGTGTTCATAAATCCATTAATCAAGAGAGATCTGAACCCAGTACAGTCTACAAATAAATCAGCATAATACTTGACATTGTTATCATCTCGGATGTATTCAATAGATCCATCCTCTCTCTTCTTATGACTTACAATGTTAGTGCGAATATGTTCAACAGATTGGCACCTATTCTCTTTCAACCATCGTGCTAGTTTAGTAGCATCAAAGTGAAATGCTGTATCTGAATCATGATCGAAACGATCAAAGTTATTTGTGATAACTCTACCCTCATGAATTGCTTTCATTTGTGGGCAATACCACTCAGCAAATCCATCTACACTCTCGCCAGTAACTGCTTGATGAATAAACCACCTTGAGGCATTCTTTTCCTCTAAGTTAAATCCAGTAGCATCAAGAGTATCAGCAATAAATGGGTAATGAAATGGGACATTAGGTTTATTGAAGTTCTCAAACCTAACACTATATTTGTAAGTCGCATCACAATCATTCATCCATTCATGATCTTTAAGATCAATAAACTTCATCCATTCGCGAATGAATTGTGTGGTTGATTCTCCTACACCAATAGGGGGAAGATCGGCAGAATCAATTAGAGTAATCTTCTTTTCAGGAAAAATCTTACTAAAAGTGGCGGCGGTCATCCAACCAGCAGACCCGCCGCCAACAATACAAATAGAATCAATAAACATAACGAAGATTATTCAATCAGACATCAGGGGCAGCATAACCAGACCAACCAGGATAACGCTTCCAGGCAGGAAGGGAAGGGTCAGTAGAAATACCAACGGGTTTATCTACACCAGGTTCTTCATTTTTAGAGAACTCAACCAGTTGCTCAAGAGTCATAGGCTCGTCAATATTTTCGGGACGAGGATTATCACGCTTAACAGCAGCGATATGATCTCTCCAGCGAGTACCACCGTCAAGAGTATCTTTATACATCATATCAAGTTGCTCACCAACATCTCCATAAGCAACCTTTCTTGCCATCATAGGATCTGTATAGGCACCTGTTCTTTCCACCCAAATCATCTGACCTCTAGAAGGTGACCATTCAAGTGTCCAATCATCTGTAACCTCATCGGGAGCATCTACCCACTGAATTGCTGCATCAGGACCATTATAAATTTCATAATCCTGACCAGGGTCCACGATTTCGTGAATATAACCCTCCCTACTCATTAAAACTTTTTTCATTGTTCTAGATGTCCTCCTGTACCTTGTTATTTATCAAAGGAAATGTGTGATAACAACCATACCAGGTCTACCATTAGACCCTCTATGACCGTTGTGATAACCGCTAGTGCCGCCAGATCCAGGGGCAGAATGGTTTTGATGATTATGGGCAAAGTGACCACCCTGAGGGTGTCCAGAGGCAACAGCACCACCCCAATAGGAAGAACCTCCAAGAGAAGATCTGTTGTGATGAGACTGACCTCCACCACCGTAGATATTTAAGTTACCACCAGATCCGTTGCCACCAAGACCACCAGAGTGCTGATTGTTTCTGTTAGCGCCATAACCACCAGAAGCAGACAGATAAGAACCAAAGGAAGATGAACCTCCATTGTTACCTGCACCTCTATAATATGTACCGTTAGATTGTCCTGAAACAGACACAGATACACTGCTAACACCTGACACATCGATTACTTCTTCAGAGTAACCACCAGCGCCACCAGATTCACCGTGACCTGATCCACCTCCACCACCGCCAACTACTTGGACCTTGATATATTTTACACCAGAAGGTTTGTTCCAAGTACCTGATGAGGTAAAGACTTGCATACTAGTAATATTACCAGTAGATCCAGGTGCTTGCCATACAGGCGAAGTACCATTACTGCTCAGGATATAACCGTTAGTGCTACTTGATTGTGACGGCAAGAAACGATTCGCACCTACACCACCAATAGTACCATTAATCTGTAGATTATCTACAATAAAACGATCACCATCAACAGTGATAGTATTATTGCCATTTAGGATGAAACCTGCTTCACCACTAAAGTCTTTTACATTGCGGACTCGAATTGCACTCATTGGATTTACTTGTAATGTGTGATAACAACCATACCAGGGCGACCGTTAGATCCTCTGTGACCATTAAAATAACCACTAGTTCCACCTGAACCAGGAGCAGAATGGTTTTGGTGATTGTGTGCAAAGTGACCACCCTGAGGGTGTCCAGAGGCAACAGCACCACCCCAATAAGACATGCCACCAAAGGAAGATTCATTATGGTGTGCCTGTCCACCACCACCATAGATGTTAAGATCTCCACCAGATCCTACACCACCAAGACCACCAGAGTGCTGATTGTTTCTATTAGCACCATAACCACCAGAAGCAGACAGATAAGAACCGAAGGAAGATCCACCACCGTTCTGTCCACCGCCTCTGTAATATGTGCCGTTAACTTGACCAGCAACAGATACAGATACAGAGTTAATCGATGTCACATTGATTACTTTCTCGGAGTAACCACCAGCGCCACCAGATTCACCGTGACCTGATCCTCCGCCGCCGCCACCGACTACCTGAACTTTAATATATTTTACACCAGAAGGTTTGTTCCAAGTACCTGATGATGTAAATACTTGCATACTGGAGATGTTTTCCGTAGAAGGAGCACCACCCCAATAAGCATTAGAACCATCAGAATAAAGAGATTTGCCTGCCTGATTTGTTTGGTCAGGAAGGAAATCATTTGAAGATCCAGAAATCTCACCATTGATAGTGATATCCTGAACGATTAATGTTTGGTTAGCGGCAACAGATCCCGAGCTAAAAGTGAAACCTACAGCATTTGAAAGATCCTTAATTGCAGCAACTTTTAGGGTACTCATGAGTTATCTGCTCTTGTGACTGTTTTTATTTATTTAGCAATTATAGCATATCTAGATATATATCTAGCGAATCCATAATGTAGCATGGGAGATGTAGTACGCTTCATCACTTTGACCCTGGTCCAAATCAGTTCTCTGATAAATTCGGATAGAACTTGCAGAGTGAGATTGCCAATTTGAATCAAAGGTAACATATCCCATTGTGGGATCATTACTACCATTCCAAGGTTCGTATGAATAGTCTACATTAGCGGTGAAATTAATACTAGCACCATAAGATGCAGAAGCATTATCAATATAGTTTCTATTCCAAGTTTTTCTCCAACTGGCGTAAGTTCGCGTACCTGAACTAGAACCACCTGTTGTTATTCTAACTTCATTGTATTCATTATCCCATGAGTCAACGAGGTGATAGATAGCGGTATATTTTATTTCAGAGTGAGATGGTATATTATTTAATGTGAGTTCATATGTTCTAGGAGAACCACCCCATCCATGAACATGGGCGTTACCAAAAGGTCCAAGTCTTGTCATATTATATTGCTCTTGGTAATTCCAATTACCAATGTAGGGACGAGAATCAGTGCCTTCTTGATACCAAATTCTTTCCCCAGGTCCACCTCCACCTGACATTTTCCAACCTAATGGACTAACTGCACCAGAAAAACCTATTGGCATTTTACTTATGAGAATGTAGATCCAGTTCCAAGAACATGGAAGTTATTTGTAGTACCCATGTTATGAGCAACAATAGCGAAGGTTACAACACAGATATCTTCATCCATATTAGGAGCACCACCACCTGCCCAGTAAATTGTCTGCCCCGTACCATTAACATTCAATGATGAAGGAACACCTCTAGATCCTGCATCTTTCATGATAACAGAAACAGTATAGATTCCCCTAGTTGTAGGGACATTAGTAATACTAAGAGTAAAATTACCACCCTCAGTCTTTTCAATTAAGAGACTACCACCATCATTGTAATTATGGGAGAGATTAGTGCCAGTTACATATGGCGTGAATCCTTCCTTTGTTTCAGAATAATGGAGAAGACCTTCTACATCAATATTTGTAGTCAATACAGATGAGAATGTCTGATCAGCAGCATCTTCACCAATAATATAGAAGTTAGCAGGATCTCTAACAATAACTTCATATCCTTGAGCAATGGTTACAGGACCCGCCATAAAAGCGTTTGTAAACTCATCACCAAGTGTATTGGGATCAATATCAATAGTTTCTTGAATAATGTTTGTATTGGTACGAATCATACCATTATCACCCAGTGAAGTACCACCTCCACCTACATCATCCCATCCAGGACTACCTTGACCAGTATCTGCAACATAAATTTCAGCAGCGTCAAGTTCAGTATTATAACGGATCGTACCAAAAGATATACCAGTTGGTTGGTTTGCAGTATCACCAGAAGGCAATCTCAAAATACTATCTGCGCTAGTAAATGATAATGCCTCGATGATTGCTTCTGTAGTTGGGGAAATCTGGTTCCCACTAATTTTGGTTAATGCCATTACTCTCTAGAGTCCTCCGATTATATTTAGATAGGCAATTCGATAATATGAACAGTATCCGTTGCTAACGGAGGATCAACAAAGACAACATTATTTCCACTAGCGTCAACCTGATAGTTACCAGTAATACCAGTATTAGTTGCAACCTGTGCAACACCATTCAGGAATACAAGAACAGAATTAGAACTATGTGAATAAGGTGCAGGATATGGTGTAATTGCGAATGTGGATGTTGTACCATCACCTTGATAAGTTCTGGTGACATACTTATCAGAACCTACAAGACCACGACCACTACCAGATACATTACCTTCGATTCTTACATCACCATTTACTTTAACTTTGTGTGTAGTTGAAGGAGCAACACCAATACCGATCCTTGCCCCACTAGCGTCACTACTAATATTAATGTCACCAGTATTCGTGAGACCAAACTCTCTCCAGGTTTGACCGTAATATATCCACCCAAGCGACTTGCCAGGTTGCCAATTAATATTATAGACAAGATCGCCGTCAGCGGGCGTAGTGTATCCTGTGATGTTTGCAAGATTGGGTCCATTTGATGGTGTTCCAGGGGTTAATTCTTTTGCAAGCAAAGTCTGCTTCAGAACTGTACCATCGGTGTTATAGTAAGTAATCTTTCTAGATGAAAGGTTACTAGTGAAGGTAGTTTGACCTTGGAAAGTAACAGGACCAGCAAAGATAGATTCCAACTGGTTAGATGCACCACCGATAACAGTCAGTTTGTCGGTAAGAACCAACTCGGAGAATGTCTCAATCGTTGTATTCTCTTCACCAACAACATTCAATTGTGCAATATCTTCGTTGGTGATTTGACCTGTAACTGGGTTGATAACCTGGTTACCAATGAACAAGTCACCGTTAGAGTTAAGACCAGAGTAGAAAGCAACACCTGCTTCTTCCTTAATAGACTGAGAGAACTTAACCTGATCTTGTGTCAGTGTTTCTACCTGAGTCTGCGGGAATGCGGTTGAATAGTTACCAGGACCAAATCCCAGATATTCAAAGGTGTGGTTACCTGATCTAAGGATGGAGTGACGACGGAGTTCACAAGGGATTGGTGCGACTGTTCCATCATTATTTTCGCGGATGTTAATCTTCCTTGTTTCTTCATCACCAGCACGAGCAGTCAGTTGAATAGAGGACAGTCTCTTATTAATAGAGTCATAGTTAGGAGTTGTACCTGGTTGTGTCCAACCAGTATCAGTCAGTAAGAATTCTGTTGCCTCTTTTGTGATTGATCTCTTTGGATCTTTGTTCGGCGTCGGTGTTGCGCCATCCGTTGAACTGACGAGTCCGATAGTAACATTGTCAGCGACGGATACCGAAGCAACAGGGTCAGCAACAGGGTTGTCTCTGTCAAATGTAGGATAGACTTCGTTGACATTTTGAGAGAACTTTCTGTCGTTGAAATTAGAAGTCGAAGGTGCAATAGATGCACAAAGCAGGGTAAGGTAGAAGATACCATCAGCAACACCTCTCTCGTATTCTTGGACAATCTCAATATCGTAAATATAGAATGCACGATTGAGATTATAATTGGTTGTATCACTATTCAGAGGTTGTAAGACATAACCACTGATAGGATTACGAGGCAGGGGATTCGTCTTGTCCTTATCGATCACATAGCGTACACGATAAGTTCTATCTTGCAAGTCTCTTGCGTCAGGAATCCTCTTAAGGAATGTAGTAGGAGTGAAGTTTACATTAGCATATCTCTGACCAGATGCCATTTGAGATGCCAGTGTTGAATAGATTTCATTATTAACATTATCGGTCTGGATATACCAACCACCGATCACATCAGATACACCATTGATTGTATATGTGTTACTATCAAACTGGATAGGAGATCCAGGAGTACCAGGTGTTTTACCAGATACATCAGGACCATAAGGTGTAATAGATGCAGATCTAATCTCTGTTACAGGATTAGCAGTCGTACCAGATACTAACTGGCAGTTGATAGTATCTGCAACAGCGTTCTCACCCGTGCCATCCTGACGAGCACCAATGGTGAAACCTTGGACCCTAGATGTAGGAGCTGAAGTTTCAACTGTGTATCCATAGAGATAGAGTCTGGAACCGACTGGTTCTGAAATGGATCCTGCAAGTGAGATTGCGATGGCATGTGTTCTTTGAATGTCAATGTTTACCCAGTTAACAGATATTTCTTCACCGAAAATTACATTGCCATTAACTGTTCCTGTGTTGGATGCTGTAAGAGTAACAACTCTAGTATTAGTATTGACTGTGCCAACTGTTGCACCTTCACCAATACCTTCACCGCTTACAGGCATACCTTCTAGAACACCTTCAATAGATCCATCATTGATAAGTGTGATCTGGGATTGACCAGTAGCACCAGTTGCTGTTGTAGAGATAACACCCAGAGACTTAGGAGGAATGATGTGTGTGATAGCACCTGCTTTATCTTTAGAGAAAGATTCTTTCTTGAATCCTGCAGACCTAAGAGCTGTATTACCGAAGTTACTGTTAGAGTTAGTAATCGACATGTCACCGCCGCTGAAGGCACTGAAGTGACCGAAATATCCCACAGCGAACACCGAAACCGCCTGAATAAATGCGTCGTTTGAGCAAACAATGTGGTTATGTCCCCATCCTTTACGATACTCAGCGAAACCATCCAGGTGAGCACCATCACCAGCAGTTGCTACATCATAGTT